TCTGGAATATTGGATGTCGCCTTGCTCCTGATGTCGAGTGTTGGGATGTCCTGCCCATCTTTGGGGAACCCGTCCGCCGTAAAGCCTCCCATTTTCGGCATTCAATATCCATTTCATGTCGTAGAAATCACAATATTCGGTTTCCTTGTATTGACCTACGGACGAAAATATTCTTTTGTATCCGTCAGCTTGTGCCTTTTTTACCAATTCCTTCAAGTTTTCTGTGATTCTCATCTCTTTTCTCCTTTCCCGGATTGCTCCGGGTTTATATCTGTTCTTCTGCCCACTGGCGAAGCTGGCCAGCCATGGTGTCATCCTTGGCCATGTCGTCCCCCAGCCATGCCAACATATCCTTTGGGTTATGAGCGTGCTTTATTGCTGCCTCGATATCATCGAGACCATCACACGCTGCCATTGTTAACCCTCCGTCATTGGCTGTCCATGAACTATACTCTGCCTCCCACTCGTTCAGTATGGTATCCAGTTCCTCGAAATCCATGGTGTTTCTCCTTTACCAGGCGCTTTCCCGGGCCCTTTACCAGGCGCTTTCCCGGGCCCTTTACCAGGCGCTTTCCCGGGCCCTTTACCAGGCGCTTTCCCTTTCAATCTCCTTCTTCAGCGCCTCTGGTAATTCAGGACTTTCGATATTATCTACGATGTGGTGTAGGTTTCTCCTGTACTGCAATCGGTTGAACGACGTTGAGCCATCGAATTTGGTTATAAAGTCGTTGACCGATTGCCGCAGTTCATCGCTCATAGTTAACGCTGCCAGTTCTTCTTTCAACATCCATGACGCTTTCAGTTCGGTCATTATTGGTTTCTCCTTTTTCTGTATTTCATCACTTTCACTCTCCTCCTTCATCAAAATACTCCTGGAGTATTTCGCTCAGCATATCGCCCACCTTCACGCCTTTGATCATGGCGTGAGCTTTGACCTGGCGCCACAACCGTTCGTTCACATCTTTTACGTTTATTATCACTCTTCTCTTGTCAGCCATCAGTTTCCCTCCTTCGTGGTTAAGGCTTCCATCCAGTCTTGGCAAAAATACCTCCCAGTAACTCCAGCGTACCGCACCTCTCTTACCCTTGCCATGGTTATGCCCATGTCTGAAGCCACGCAGCCTATCGTCTTCTTATTTTGCCTCATAAGCTTTTTTACTTCACGCCCGGTTAATCTTATTCTCATTTTCTTCATTCCCCCATTATTGGAAGTTTCCGTAAAACATCCGAAAAAAGTTCATAATTCTGATGGAGCGTCCTTCTTTTATTTAATGGCAGGTTCCATCCTAAGAGGTAATCCGAGTTTGCCGGCTTGTCTGCCATGAAAAGGAAACCGCCTCCACCCGGCCGGTAATACAGATAATAGTCCTTGAATATGTTCTTTTTTTGCTTGGCTGCCCAGACCTCCAGCTCCATGCTTAACCTGTGGAGTACATCTTGCCATGTTTTCATTTTTTTTCCCTCCGTCTTTTATTTAGTGTTAAAAGTTCTTTTCAACATCTTCTTTTAATTTTTTTATTTCGCCGCTATCTCCAAAACTATAGTGCTTGCCATTTTCGCCAATCACTACGTGGTCTAACAATTGAGCGCCAATACAATGCATCGCAGACAAAATATGTCTGGTAATCTTCCTGTCTTCGTTTGAAGGCGCAGGATCTCCGCTGGGGTGATTATGCGTTATTATTAAAGCCGCCGCTTTTTTTTTAATCATGCTTTTTACAATTTCGCGAGGATAAATAGCCGCGTTGGCGATAGTCCCTTTCGCGATTATCTCTATCGCTAATATCTGGTTTTTTTGGTCGAGGAAAATGCCATACATTTTTTCCACATCATTTTCTTGCGCATGTATAGGCAGCATTACATTGTACACGTTGATCGAGCTTGCCAGTCTTTCGCCTTTTGCCGCTGTTTTTATCTGCTCCGCAATTTTCCCGCCATATATTATACTCTTTCATCTTTCAGCCCCTTTTTCCCTTGCGCCTCCGAGGTGTCCGCCTCGTTGGCGCTTTTAGTTTTCATTCGCTTATCAGTCGCCGCAGTTCGTCATACTTGTTGGCTTTTTCCGCATTCTTCCAGCTTTCGGCCTTCAGTTCTTTAATTCTTGTTCGGTTGTACTCTATCGCCGCGGCACCTCCATTAAGCTTACCCTTCAGCGCCGCATTCTCATCTTCCAGCTTTTTTATCCTCCTATATATGGTTCGCTTTCCGTCTTCCATTGCAGCCGTTGCCCGGTGATGTTCTTCCCACTTTACTTCCCAGTCCTTATCCAGCAGGTCAGCTTGCTTGTTTATCCATCGGGAAACCACTGTTCCTTTTAGCAAATCCAGCGCCGTATCTTGCGCCAGAGCTAAAAAATTGACCCAAATAAACATCTTCCTTCCATCCTGGCTAAGAGCGGCCTCAAACTCCTGTACTTCTTGTTTCGTGGAATGCCCAATCACGTCTTGCCATTCCAGCACAAGATCGAGCCCCGCTCCGGGTTCCTGGCTTACTCCGTGGCGCTTAAAATGGTCTAATAATTCTTGCGCTCTTTTCTCTTTCATGTTGCCCTCCTTCTTTCCCCAGCTTTCGCCGGGGTTCGTTGGTTACTAGTAGGCGTCGGCCAAATCATACTCAATATCATAAAGCTCGTCTTCTTCTACGTACATTTTCCCATACTTCTCTATTGCTTCAATTATGCATTCTTTTTCGTTCACTACGATACTCGTGTTGTCCAGTATTTCTCCTTCGTGCCCAATAAACCTTACTCTGTACTCCTTCATAATTCCCCTTTCGTCTTCATACCGTTCGATATCTTTGGTTATGCTTTTTATCTGTCTAATCATGCATGCGTCTTCGTTCCCCATGGGTTTGCCCTCCTCTTTTTCGTGCGGGTTTTTAATTTTATTGTACCATCATTTCGTAAAGCTTGTCAAGAAAATAATGCAAGTAAATGCTATAATATCCATTTTATTTGCATGTATCACGCTTGACATAAGCATTCCATCTTGACACCCTATTCGTTTTAAAATATAATTAACCCATGAAAATCATCATCGCAGGATCGCGCGGCTTTAACAATTACGAGCTCCTCCGCAGGAAGGTGTCTTCCATCCTGGACAACGTCGAATTCCCCATTATTATTTCGGGCGCAGCCCGGGGCGCCGATCAGCTGGGAGAACGGTACGCGGTGGAGAAAGGCCTTCAACTTTTGCGGTTTCCTGCAGAGTGGAAAACTTATGGCAGAGCAGCCGGCCCGATTCGAAATCGTCTTATGGCGGAAAACGCTGATGCGCTCATATTGTTTGTGGTCGGGGCTGCTCCAGGGGCAGGATCCAAGAGTATGCTTTCCATGGCAAAACGCCAAGGCCTCCGGATTCGTGTTATTCACACACTTATATCAAATTTGACATAAGGTATCACATGCAATATTCGACATCTCAAACAGCCTTGATTCTCGACATCTCACGCTGTAGAGTGATCCAGCTTATTGAATCCGGACAGCTTGAGGCAGGAAAATCAGGTAACGCTTTTATGATTCAATTGAAGGACATTGAGGATTTGAAGAAACGTAGATTATTGAAACGAATAAACGAATCCAAGAGAATCAGGCAGACTCTCTTGGAGAATGGATTCGTTTATTCAAGGGGTCCAAGCGCCATACTCAGGAAGGGCTGGTCAATACATGGCGAATGGTTTGGTGGAACTGCGCTTGATGCCTACGCCTTATGGAGGGGAACTAAATGACAGCAAACCCGAAACAGATAAAACCGGTATCTCTAAGATATAGTTACATTAGGCGCGTAACGTTTAGTTCTCGCTACATAGGTTTCAAGGTCAGACAAGTTTGGATACCAAAAAACATATCCACAATAGACCTGAAGACAAAAACAATAATAATCCCATTCTGGCTTGCGACAAAACATAGGCTTCACGACTTCACAATACTGCCTTGACTTTTATCCATTTCTTTATTTATCTCAGTCTCGATTGTTGTCATTTGTTCGCCGGTGATGCCAGGTATTGTTCTTTTTGCGACAAGTTTTCTCATTTCGATGCTGAATCGTTTTGATTTGACAACGTCCTCCGCCTTTATTACGTCTTCTATATTAAGGATGAGCCTTTCCGCGTTGAATTTCTTTTCATGTACGATACTCATATCGTCGAATAAATCGCCTATTCCTTGCCACTCCATCCAGTATTTCATACAGACGAGCCTTGTTTCAATCTCAGAATCGACCTTTTCCGATAAAGTTGTGTTCAGGAACCTGAATGTTTCCTGGAGGGCACTTCCACTTCTTCTTTCTTTCGATTTTGCAATCTCACGGAGGGCGCTAAGGTTCGCCATCCCATACATTTCATCACTTTTCTTTTCCCAGAATTTTAATATTGCCGTTATGGAATCAAGCACTTTAGATTCAAGCCAGAATGGCTTGGCTCCTTCGGAATCGAACCCCAATATCCTGGTGGGGCCAACTTCAGTAGTGGTATTATCTCCACCGTCGGCTAATGGCTCATTTGGCAATGCAAGCATAGGAAATGCCGCGTTTGTAATGATCTCGTCGGCGGAGCTCGCATCCCTGACAATGGATGCATCAATCAGAGAGATGTCCGCTACATCGGACACGCTGTGAAACACATTCCCGACATCCTGCCCGTTGGCAAACCATGCGAAAGGTATTTTTCCAAGTAAGTTTTCCCCTTGCTTTTTGATGAATGGTTTTTTTGCACTATCCTCCGGGATGACCCAAACCTGCCACTTCCCAATATCCCAGATACGAATATTTCCGTCATCTTCATACAGCTTCAGATACACAAGTGTAGGTCGATTCGTTACAGAATCCCTCTCATACGTCCAGTCCAAGATATGTAATGGAGAATAATAGGCGAGATATGGATAAATCCCATTCTTCATCTCTTCATCGAGCGTATCGTATTGCCCACTTGCTTTATCGACAAAGACGCCGCAATGCCCATAGATGCTTGCCCAACGTCTTTTTAGATTCCAAAAATTACTCCAATTGGTTCCAAACAGGTCGCAATCATTCATGAACTTTTTCCATGGAGCGTTCTCATTGAGGATTCCGTATTCTTCGATGAATGGTGACTCTCTTAGAAAATCTGATATGACATCAACAATTCTTTTGGTGTAATTGAAGCCGAACGCGGCCGCTTTCCTTGCTCGAAAGTTTACTACATCATCCTCGTACTGTTTTAGGACTCCCCACTCGACAAGCGCCCTCGTCCCCTTATAAGCCGCTTCATAAAATTTCCAGTCGCCTTTCTTTTTATTGTAAATTTCATTCGTGCTCAACAGATCTTCTCTTTCCATTTCATTATCCTCCTATTTGTATTTTTTTTGGGTACGAATTTTGAAACGTTTTTCGAGCAGCCTATATCTGGTAGCATCGTAAATATGGTCTTCAGCATTTGTATCAATATCTTCAATGTTCCTTGTGCTTCTCGGAAGGCCTGGCACAGTTCGTATGAATTGCCGGCAGGTTGAAAAGATGAACAGACCAGGCCCTTCATTGGGGATTTTTCTTGAATTTGCTAAAAAGCTTTGCATTCGGTGAAGGCCCTGTACCCTGCTTCCTGGACCCTTATATGCTTTCGTCCAACCTACTCTCTTTTTTTTCATATCAACTGCTATGCACATGCCATTAATTTTGTCATAGATAGACGAATCCGCAGCGCCGGGATGGATGCTGTTATCTCCAATAATACTTTTCATTGCGACAGAGCCTTCTATACGCTTTACTTCATCGGCAATGCCTGAAGCCAACATCTTGCACCCTTCATCAATGTTTCCGTTCCACCCGTACCTCTCATGGATAAGAAATAGGCTCCCAGCAGGAAACGTTCGCCTTTTCCCATTCTTAAGAACAACCTCAGAACCATCACTCTCCGCCCACCAACAGACGGAAAATGGTTTTGCGGATCCCCAATCAAAAGATCGATCAATGTAAAATGAGTTTGGTATCCTAAACGGAGTCAATACATGTCGATGCTCATCCCAGAAGTCTTCAAGCGGACCTCCGGACGCGATATTCCAGTCTCCAAGCAACCAGGCTTTCCGCTTATTTTTATCTTTTATGGATTCAAGTTTCTTAATGTAATCAGGGTCAGCTTTCAGCAACGCCTTATTCTCATAAATACTTCCATGGATACGAATCCGTTGTTCGCCTTGCTTGCTCGTAATAATCTCACCAGCCGGCGCTGGATCCACAAAGTAAGATTTTACCCACCCACGACCCACTCCCCATGGATTCGTGGTTGACCTATATTTTCTTGGTACATCCGGGTGATTTGACCTGCAGCACGCTTTCATATCCTCATAGCATTTATTATCAGGCCATCCGGTCAGTTCTTCCCACCCAATAAATGGGATTTCATGTCCATGGAAATTCCAGTAATCAGATGGATTATCCATGTGCCGGAGAAGGAGTTCTTCGCCGTCGGGCCACTTCCATACATAGTTAGCTTCGTTGTATTTCACACCGGGAAAGATTTGATAGAACCAACGTTTAGTCCTTTGGATAATGTCATCAAGCTGCTTATAGGTTCGCCTGAATAGAACACCACGCCAGGCTCTTCCGTACCCACGGCCAACATCTTGCGCAAAATCAAAGATAAGAGAATCAGTCTTTTGGCTACCTCTCGTTCCTTCATAAAGCACTTCGTATATTGGACAGGTTAAATAGATCTTCTGACTGCCTTCCTGGGGTTCCCATATAATTTTTTGGATTTCTTTTTCAAGCATCATCAATCTCTTTTTCTATCACAACATTTGTTTCATTAAGTTTCGCCTGTTGTTCTTTTGCTTGAATGGCCCATACCGCAGGATCTGCTGCCATACCAGGGACAATCATCACACCGAAGTTTCCCGTATGGGAGACTTCTTGTTTATCAACATAACCCCTTTCCTTAAGTAGCGTTTTACACGCGTAGATGATACATGATGAATCATTCTCATTTACGTTCTCCATCAATTTACTTTCTATGAAATCTAATTTCGTCTCACAAATTTCATCGAACCTTTCTTTGAAATCAGGATATTTTTCTATCCAATGATAAACACGTCTTCGCCTTATCCCGATAGCCCTACATGCCTCAGACACACTAAACGTATATTTACTGAAGTTTTCAAGCCACAGGGTTCGTTGTTCTTTCACTCGCGCCTCTGTTGCTTCACGACCTTTTTTTGCAACCGCAACCAGCCTTTTTTTCTGTCCTGCCGTCCACGGCCTCTTTTTTAATCTTATATCTCCGAGCGCATCGTCAAACTCCTGATCTTTTGTTTTCCATTCATGAAACAACGCGTTTGATACCATCATGTACTTTGCAGAGTTTGTCTGGCTATCGTCTGTGTCATGGTAATGCCGAAGGAGCCCTTCTTTCAATTCAGCTTCCTGTTTACGGGTCCTCGGGCTCGTTATTGTATGGTCTGCGCGGAACTTTTGTTTCTTTCCTTTGGCCCGAGTCTTGTATGCGTTGGAATTCTTGATCTTGAGATATTCAGCCTTGAAAACAGGGTCGCTGCTTACCCACCTGCTGGCAGTCCCGATAGCTATCCCCATTTCTTTACAAGTTTTTGACAGTACATAGCCAACCGCAGGATACAATTTAAGAAATTCTTTCTTTTTCTTCACAGTAGCGGCACGACCCTTGAGCAAACCTATCTCATTCACCTTACCTAATGACATATCCGTCATAATATTGCCCCTTTTTCTAAAAATTAAACTGATATAATACCTTTTTGCTTGACATTATAGGTTTTACTTATGATACTTTGCAAGCATAAACACAAGTTATGCATGAATCGAGTAGTTAATCTCAAATAAACGAGGGTAGATATGCCTTGGAAATTAGATGATAATGAAAATGTAGTCGTTCAAAATGGCAATCCAATGTTCGTTCATCCAGATGGAAGAGAAGAGCAATTCAATGGGGATTCAGCACTCATCAGATTAGGTGAATTGAAAAATGAATCCAAAGACAGAAGACAAAAGTACGCGGATCTAAAGAAAAGAGTCCAACCATTACTTGATTCCGAATATGGGGACGACATCGATGGATTTCTATCAAAGGCACGTGAGTCCATCGAGCTCGCAGCGACTTACAAAGACGGAAACCCATCAGCGGCTGAAATAGTAAAAATCAAAGAAGGCGTTGCCGAATTATTTGAACGACGCATCCAAGACAAAGACCAGGCTCATTCACGAGAGATTGAAGCAAGAAACGCCATAGTAGAGCAAAAGACAAACCAACTTCATAGGATGCTGATTAAGAGCGAATTCGATAGAAGTGAGTTCTTGAGAAAAAAGACATACCTGATTCCTGAAATGGCTTATGACACATTCGGGAAAAGATTCTCTATTGAAGAATCAGAGGAGAGTGACCCAAAGGTATTTGCGCTGGACGCCAACGGAGAAAGGATCTTTTCCTCAAAGGGGTCAG